TGGCTACTGATCCTGGTGACGCAACCTCCAGCGGTGAGAACAACGCTTCCTACCGCCCCGCGATCACCAACCTGGCTGGTCTGATCTTCCACAAGGAAGCTGCCGGTACTGTGGAAGCTATCGCTCCCAGCATCGAGACCACCTCTGGCGATTTCCATGTGCAGTATCAGGGTGACCTGATCGTCGGTAAGCTCGCTATGGGCGCTGACCATCTCCGCACTGGTGTTGCTGGTGCTCTCCGCGCTGCCTGATCCTCATTTCGATCACTCCCTAGGGGCCTTCGGGCCCTCTGGGGCTTACCATTCCCCTTAACCAAAATGGCATCTAAACTAACAAAACTCTCAGCAGTCAACATCGTCCTGTCTAACATTGGTATGGCTCCAGTCACCAGAGTAGACAACGATAACCCTATGGTGGTTATGGCCGCCAATCTAATCGATGAAGTGTCTCGGTCTGTACAGACTGAGGGTTGGGTATTTAACACAGAGAGGGATTATCCCTTCACCCCTAGCCCAAATAATGAGATCTTGGTCCCAGACAATGTACTGGAGTTGGACTCAGATGAATATCAGAAGGATAACCTGATCATCCGATCTGGTAAGCTGTACAATAAGTCTACCCACAGCTATAAGTTCACAGAGCAAATTAATCTAGATGTCCTCTGGTTATTTGACTACGACGACATCCCAGAAGCATTCAAGAACTATATTGCTGTTAGAGCTGCCAACCTGTTTGCAGGAAGAGCTGTTGGCTCAGCTGAACAGGTCAAGTTCGGTGAGCGTGAGGAGGCTACTGCTAGAGCAGCAATGATCGATTATGAGACCTCACAAGGTGACTACAATATGCTCTCGAACACTGACCTCCGTAACTACAACTACTATCGTCCCTACATGGGTGTCCTGAGGTATTGATACATGGCAGCTATTTCACAGAAGATCGCTAACCTCCTGGGTGGAGTTAGCCAACAACCAGATCCCGTTAAGCTGCCGGGTCAAGTCAGAGCAGCTGATAATGTGTATCTTGACCCCACCTTTGGGTGCCGTAAGCGTCCTGGTACTGAATACCTATCCACCTTAGGTGCTAACATCCCTGTGGATGCTCGGTGGTTCACTATCTTCAGGGACAACAACGAGCGCTACGTGGTAGCGATGTACAACAACCCTAGCTTTGGGCTAAGGGTATGGGACCTCAACAACGGGTCAGAGCGTACGGTCGCGATCAGTGACAGTGCTGCTGAGTACTTCTCAGACGCTACTAACGACACAGTGGAGCAGATCTCCATTGCTGATTATACGATGATCACTAACACTAACAAGATTGTTAGTATGTCGTCTAATTCTATCAGCCCTGTTGCCAACTCTGACTCTTTAGTTACCATCGATCAGGTAGCCTACAACAGTAACTACAACATTGATTTCAGTACTGCTGGGTCATCCCCTACACCTATTTATTCAGCTACAGGACTAGAGGTTATTCCTGGAACCTGGGAGGTAGCAGATGGGGGTGTATGTAGTCTCGTAGATGCTCAGAACTTCTCTGAGTCTGGTGCTGGTGGACGTTCAGGACTTCAGTTTAGGATCGTTACCCAGTGTGCTGCATACCTAGCTGGCTCGAAAGGTTTTGAATACAGAGTCGATTCAGCTAATATACCCTATGGTGGTGGGCCTGGTGGTGGCGTACTAGGTTCCTCAGAGAAATTCGTCCTTGAGACCTTCACTGGCCCTAACTACAACTTCACTCTTACCTGGTCTTACATAGATGAAGATAAGGAGTGGAACTTATACGGTAAGGCTCGTGAGGCTGAGTGGACATCAGGTCCAGATCCTCGGGGTAAAAAGGTGGTTGGTGATAAAGGAACCACCGTCATTATTGGTTTTGTTGACACACGGGGTTTCAGTACTGAGCAGTACATATCACGCTACACCTCAGATGTGATCCTCCAGAACGGTGGTGTGGGTTGGCGCAGGGGTGATGTGATTAACGTCGTCATGCAAGGTAAGACATACGCCATCAGGGTCACAGATGAGACTGTAGTCTATACCTACAACAACCTAGGAACAGCCTCCTACACTTCCCCTGCTGATACATCATCTGGTGTACTGTCTGTGGCCACGGTCACATCCGCCCTAGTGGCATCTATCAACTCCTCTATCGCTGGATTCACAGCTACCTCCATTGGTAATGTGATCAAGATTACAGGAACTGGTGATGCTGAGTACAACATCGGAGTACGAGGTGGTACCACTAATTCATCCATGACAGCACTGAAAGGTATTGCTAGGGATGTTGCAGATCTACCATCACAAGGATGGGACGGGTTCGTCATCAAAGTGAACAACACAGATGATGAGACTGCTGATGATTACTATGTCAAGTTCGAGACTCAATCCCCTGGATCAGCTGGTGCTGGTACGTGGACCGAGACTGTGGCTCCTGGTATCAAGACGCTGCTGAATAGCGCTACGATGCCACACGCTTTGGTCAGACAGGCAGACGGATCATTCACACTGGATGCCCTCAATAGTGAGTCAGCCTTTGGTGGCTGGGCTCCCAGGTTAGTAGGTGATGAGGATACCAACCCAGATCCTAGCTTCGTAGGTAGGACCATCTCTGGCTTGTTCTTCTATGCCAACCGTCTTGGGTTCCTATCAGCTGATGCTGTGGTGATGAGTCAGCCAGGTGATTACTTCAATTTCTTCTCAGCCTCAGCTCTGGCTGTGTCTGATGTAGATCCGCTGGACCTAACTGCCTCAGCAACCAAACCAGCCATCTTAAAATCAGCTATAGGAACTGCAAAAGGTTTAATTCTATTTGCAGAGAGTAGCCAGTTCCTCCTGTCTACAGATGAGGTTGTGTTTTCTACAGCAACTGCTAAGCTGAAAGAGATCTCCAACTACTTCTATCGCTCAAAGGTACTACCCCTGAACTCAGGTGTGTCTGTATCTTTCATCTCTGAAAGTCAGACCTACTCCAAGGTCCTGGAGATGGCAGTGGACTCTGTAGCTAACCGCCCAGTGGTGGCAGATATTACCAGGATCATCCCTGAGTATCTACCCTCTAAGATGGAGTGGGGAGCAGTATCAGCCAACAACAACTTCCTGGTGTTTGGTGATAAATCAAGAGAGGTATTTACATTCAAATTCTTCAATAATGGAGAGGAGCGGCAGCTAGCAGGTTGGACCCGTTGGATCTTCCCTGATCCTGTAGAGCTATGGGCCTTTGAGGACGACCAGTGTTACATAGTCACAAGGGATGAGGACAACCATCACTTACTGACAGCTAAGCTGACAGATGATCCAGCTGATGCTCCCCTTAATGTGGGATTCTCGTCCTTCACTCCCAGACTGGATTACCAGATGAGTGACTCTGAGTTCACACCAGTCGTAGGGGAGCAAAAAACCAGGATTGACTTACCCGCATACTTTGTAGATAAGCCAGTGGCTCCTGTGTTCATCTCAACTTCAGGTGACTATGCAGGCTACTACACCAGCCCTGACATCCAGAATGATGCAGGTACCAAGTACATCGAGGTACCCACCTCAGTGGTGTCTGCTGGTGACTGGAGATTAGGCCTACAATACACCAGCTCTGTAGAGCTACCAGCTATCTTTGTTACAGCCGAGGGTAGGGCTGATAGGGTGAATGTACCTATGGTGGAGTTCCTCTACCTCAACCTCTACTACTCAGGTCGATACGAGGCTGTATTAAATAAGCGCGGCTATGACACCTCAACCAAGAGTCTTGAGGTTTCTATCGCCAATGTTTATCAGGCTGATGATCCTACCGTAGTAGAACTGGGTACAGCTACTGTCCCCCTATTCGCTCCCGGAGATATAGTCAACCTGACCATCAACTGCCCAGACCCATTCCCAGCATCGGTCACCAGCTACAGCTGGCAGGGTCATTACAACAACCGAGGGATCCGCCCACTACGATGAGATACATCACCCGCAAGGCTACGTATGAAGACGCCTTGGAAGTGGCTAGGAACATTCGAGAAGAAGATCTGAAAGAGGTGGAGGGGCTCGGTCACACCCGGGCTGCCCTCCCTTTCTCTGTGGCTATCAGTACCGTCTCTATCACGTTTTGCGATGAGGATGGTACAGTTGCAGGTGTTGCTGGTATCAGCCCTACAGAGGTCCCCAGGCAGGGGACTATCTGGATGCTGTGTACACCAACCCTGCAGCGTAAGCCCATAACCTTTGTCCGTGAAGCCCGTCGATGGCTAGCTGAGCAGGACAAGGACTGGGATCTTCTCTGGAATGTTACCAGCATCAACAACCACTTCCACCACAAGCTCCTCAAGATGCTTGGATTTAAGGCACTTCGTATCGTGCAGCCTCCACCAAACTACCTCCCATACTATGAGATTGTGAGACTATCATGTGCCTCCCACTGATTCCGTTGTTGGGATTAGCTGTGTCGGCTGCTGGTACTGTCGCTGGTATTGCCCAAGGGCAGCAGCAGATGCAGATGCAGCAAGACCAGTACAACCAGCAGATGAACCTGCAATATCAGCAGGCTCAACAGCAGGCCTACAGAGAACGACAGCAGTCTGTGGCCCAGCATACAGCTGATGTCAAGGCTCAGCAGGCTGGTCAGCTCAGCTATTACCAACAACTACAGAACAACAACGAAGCAGCAAATAAGACATACGTACAAGAGCAAGTAAAACTACAAGAGGCTAAGGCTCAAGCAGCCTTCAAGGCCCAAGAGAACTACATCAAGTCAATCGGATCGAAAGGCAAGGTCCTAGCCTCTGGAGCCACAGGTCAGTCTGTGGGCCTCCTAGCCATGGATGCCGATCGACAACGTGGCTTTGCTGATGCCCAACAGAACGCCTCTCTCAGGAGTGCTGAAGCATCTGCTAGGGTTGGTATGGATATTGGATACACCCAAGCCAAGTCAGCAAACAACCAGGCATACTCCAGACTTACCGCCCCTGTACAGGCCCCTCTTATGGCTCCTGATCCAGTGGGTATAGGTGACAACCTCAATCTAGGCATTCCATCGTACAACTGGGGCTAATGGCAAGAATCTACAATCCAGAGAAGTACGGTGACCTCTACCAGCCTAGAGCTCAGAGTCGTGCTTTCCAACCAGAACAAGCGGTCAACCGCGAACAGAAGATCCGTGAAGAGGGTCAGCAAGACGTTGAGGACATCAAGACCCTAGCCAGGGCTGATGCCCGACAGGCAACCATTGACAATGGTATCCTGGCTGCTCAACATGGCATAGCACAGGCAAAGGCTAAGGCCGATGCCTCCATGATCAATGGGATCCTTTCCCTCTCACAGACGGCCCTGAAAGGGGCTCAGATGATCCAGGATCAGCAGAAGGTGGCTGAGGCTGAGAAGCTGAAGCAACAGCAAGAGGACATGATGTTGGCCTCCCTTGGCCTTGATGGTGGGGAGATTACAGTAACTGACGGGGAGTTCGAGGCAGAAACTGATGCCCGTACCCAGGTCAATGCTGAAGCCAGTGGTATCAACTCAGTAGCAGCTGAATACGATGCTAATGGTGATGTCATGTCTCGAGACGTGGCACACCAGCTACGTCAAAGCGCTGCCTATAAGTCCCTTCAGGGTATTGATGGTAATGTCTACTCTGCCAGGGGAGCCCACTCCCTCTACCTCCAGGAGGCTCTAAAGTCTCTTCCAGACACTGCTAAACCTAAGACAGCAGCAGAAGCCCAGAACATGATCAGGAGGCTGAATGCTCAGTTCCTGCGGCAGACTGGAGTAGCCGGTAACCGCGCCCTAGTGGCCAAGGTGCTGGCCCCTACCATGCTCCAGAACACCCAGAACATGGTCTCACAGATTGTGGCTGGTGGCATCAAGTTCGATCAACAGGAGAACCTATCACAGGTCAACTCAGAGATCGGACGTGTCATGAACTCTGGGGCCTCAGCTGAGGAAGTCTGGCGTCAAGCGGCTGACAGATATGCCTATGGTAACGTCGGTTTTTCTGGACACTCCAGGCAGTCCAATGATGCTGCTTTCAAGGAAGTCGTTAACAGGGCTGTAGCTGCAGGAGATGTCAACTTCCTGGAACAGCTGAGAGGGACACCAAAGGGCCCCGGCCTCCCCACCCTTGGACAGGAGTATGGCTATGAGATTGACAATGCTGTCAGGAAAGCCCGTGAGCGAGCCATTGGTGACTATAACCTAGGCCGTAACGAAAGTGCTATGGCCAGCAGGCAGATCCTTGATGACTACTACGCTAATCCCACAGTGGAGAACCGTATCAGGGCTCATGAGGAATTGATGTCTCAGGGCACCCCAGAAGCTGCTGCACAGGCTGCTAAGCTATCTGCAGGTGGACTACGTTACGATCCTATAGCTGCGGCTGACTTCGAGAAGCGTATTGTCACTGGACAGAACCCCCCATCTAACGATGAGCTACAGACTGCCCTCCAACAAGGTCTGATCAACGACAGTGAGTACAAGAAGCTGGCTAAGGATCCTGCCCAGTTGGAGCGGGAAAAGAAAGTCAGGACAGCCACGACAGATGCTAGGTCCAAGCTGGATCAGATGATCATAGGTAACGTCGCTAAGAACTCACAGCTACACCAAGTTAACACCTCTGACCTCAATGGATCTGAACGTGCCGAACTGGGCGCCAGACAGATCCGCTTCAGGCATGAGGTGAATGGTGCAGTGAATAGAGTCCTCAAGACAAACCCAGACATCGCTAACGATCCTCTAGCTCTCAATGACCTCGTCTTTGAGGAGGCCCAGAAGCTACTAGCCAAGCCTGAGTACCAGATGACTGGTGATGTCAAGAATGGCTGGGGCTTTGCTGCTGAGCCAACATCAACTGTAGCGCAGAACAATCCTAAGTTCTACGTGTCCTCACAGGGCCGTAACGACTACCGGAGGTACAATGCTACTCAGGTCATCAACCAAGCTGGTGTGTCCCCTGCATCGATCAATCCCTCAGAAGATCTGATCATGTCTAAGGACCAGCTGGCGGTGGACGTGAAAGCTATCTTGGATGGTAAGGAGCCTGGTGTCCGTCTACGTCAATGGGCTAAGACCCTAGGTGTGTCCCCTAAGGCCCTCCTAGATGCCCAACTAGAGCAATATAAGCTACCTACCCTAGACGGTTTCAGACAGCAGTCACAGCCCCTTACAGAGGGTGCTGGTGGTGTCATACGTGACATCCCCAACGAGGCTGCTGGCTTCAAACACCTCAAGTCTATGGGCTTCCCTGCTCCAGGGGCTGCTTACATTGCATCTGCCATCAGCCACGAGAGTACTTGGCACGGCCTACGGGAATGGGGCGAGGTAGCTGGTGATGGAACTAGCCGTAATGGTGGCCTCATTTCATGGGCTGCCTGGGCTAATGATTCCGCCCGCCTGGGTAGGATTGAACGACACTTTGGGATGAACATTGCACAGATCCCAGAGTCCAAACAGTTGGAGTACATGCAGCTTGAGATGAAGAGGAGCTATCCTCAGCAGTATCGAGTCTTCATGGATCCAAATGCTTCCGCAGCTGATCTACGGTGGGCTGTGAAGCGCTACTGGGGTTTCGATCCCAGATATACAGGTAACCGCTGGGTGGACGCTGAGCGTCTGCTCCGTAGGAACTCCTGATGTACATCCTTTCCCCTACGGGGCCTAATACATGGAAAATGACTACGGTTTTGTAGATGAGATCTTCGCTGAAGGTGAAGACATAGAAACAGGGATCTCAGGACCAGAAGATACACCTGAGGTGACTGAGACCCCCTATCAACAACTTTCTGAAGCACAGGAGGCTGATCCTGCTGCTGCTATCGAACAACCTCAAGAACAAGCCGCACCATCCCCTGAGGCCCCCGAGGATCCCAAGGTTGACATGGCTAAGGCCATGGGTGACTACTCCAACCCCAACGTCACTGATGACTATCAGGGTACAGGGGAGCAGTACAACCCACAGGAGGATGCCGCTCTGGCGGCCCTCCACGGCCTTAAGAACGTCACTGGTATAGATCTGGGGGTAGATGAGTACATCGCCCGTCAGGAGGCCGGTGAGACCTCTTTGGTGGACTCTATTGCACAGATGGCCACCCGCATCCCTGCTGGTGCAGGTCTGGGTGCTGCTGAGGCTGTAGGGTCTGCTGCTGAGATCGTGGGTGATACCACCCGTGAGATGGCCCAGACAGCAGCCGAGAACATCGGTGAGGCTGCCAAGCTGGTCACACCTGACTCTATTGACCAACAGATCGATGGAGTCCTACAGTCCCTCGAGACCCTCTCTGGGGCTCAAGAAAAGAACAACCCCTGGTCTAATCAATACGAATGGGCCAAGTGGAACCTGGGTAAGGATGAGCTAGGTGCCAAGTCTGGTATCGGTAAGGTTGTTCAAGGCTTTGGTGAGTTCGCCCTGCTGATGGCAGGAACAGGTGGATTCAGAGGCTTTGATGGAGCTGGTCAGGCATTCGCAGCCGCCACCACCCGTGCTGGTAAGCTGGGTGTGATGGGTAAGGCAGCAGCCCTGGAAGGCTTCTACGGTATTGGTGCTGACATGATCTCTGCCTCCAAAGGTGAGGGGAACATGGCTAACCTCGTCCGTGATGCCTTCCCTTCTCTGGAGAACACCTTCCTCACTGCTCTGGCAGTGGATGCAGATGACAACCCTTGGGAGGTTGCTTTTAAGACAGCCCTCGATGGTGCTGCTCTCGGTATGCCCATTGGTGCTATGGGTGCTTGGTTCTCTGGAGCCCGTGCTGCCCGTAAGGCTCTTGCAGATGGAGCTACTCAAGACGAAGCCATCAAGGCAGCCTTTGAGGCTTCCCAAGAGGCTATGCCTGAGACTGGACTCCTATACCATGGAACCACCCCTGGGTCCGCTAAGACCATCCGAGAGGGTGGTTTCAGAGGTGGATCTGAAGGTACTAATATCCTAGGTTCAGGCGTCTATGCTGCTGAGGACATCAAGTACGCAAGTGTCTATGGCGATGAGATCCTCGGTATTGACCCTGCTGGACTCAACATCCGGGACATGGATCGACCCTTACTTCAGTTCCTGGATGAGAATGGCATCGAATACAGACCCTACGACCTAGCTACTGGGGATGACGTTGACCTCAGCAAGCTAACACCCCAAGATATCGCAGACGACGTAGGCTTCGACATCTCCAACTCAGATAAGAAACGCCTTCGGGAGCTCCTAGCTGAGGATGGTAAGTACCAAGGTGTTCGCTATGATGCTTCGTTCTCTCAGAACGAGAGGAACACAGCAACTGAGACCCTGATCTTTGACCCAGCCCAAGCACGGCTGTGGCAGAAGATGCAACAGGGGCCCGCTCCCCTACCTGCTGGTTCTACTATGGAGCAGCTCGAACTGGGGGTGACTGGTAAGGCTAATACTGAGGCCCGTATTGAGCGTTTCATTAAGATCTTAGATGATGATTTCGAGGCAGCCGCTAAGGAGTTAGAGACTTTTACAGGTAGTGAGCTGCTAGAAGTAGCTAAACGGGGTGAGATCCTACAGCTACTCGATTATGTGGATGATCCAGAAGCACTCCTGAGTAAAGCCCCCATCGACCTTCAGATTGAATTGAAGGGCTTAGCACACAAGCAGGTGCAGATGCCTAATGGTTCCACTGTTACTTGGACTATTTCAGAAAACGTTGTAAGTGGTTTCATCCCTGATGCAAAAGGTGTCCCTGCTTACAGGGTGGATTGGGACATCCCCTTTGTAGATGCTACAGAAGGTGGTCTGGGTGAAGGAGCTGGGGCTATCCAACTGTACAAAGAGTTTGGTAAAATAGCAGAAGAGCTTAAGCCTGGTGCTATTGTTACCGCTGAAGCTGCTGAGGATGGCTATGGTATAGGTCGTAGCGGAGTTCAGGCCCGTAGAGGTGATGCACGGTCTGCCAGCTCTATCGAGGCTAACTGGAAGCTAGATAACGCCGACAAGGCCCGTGAGGTATTCCTCGAGCGTGAGGGTGCCAGCCCTGAAGATTGGGACCGTGTCATTGGCTCTGCTGGCCGCATGGACTACATGCGTAAGCTGGCTGAAGAGGGTGTCATCCCGAAGATGGAGGTACCCACCGACAAACGCTCTATCCGTCAGAAGCTCTATGAGCGTGCTGGCTTGAGCAAGCCTTCTGGTAAAACCGCAGACTTGATGGTCGGTATTGTCAAGAAAGACCGGTCTGGCCGTAAGAGCCTCTTACCTTACGACCTCAACAAGCCCTTCCAAGAGCAGTATGACGAGGCTGTTGCTACTTCTTATAGCTACAGTCAGGGTGAGCTGGATATGAGCGCTCCTGCTGCTCGTGTTGTTGCCTTAGAAGAGGGTGGTCGCTACTTGACTCCCGAGCGTCTGGAGGCATATGGTAATCTCCTAGACCTCGAAGCTAAAGGCATCACCACTACGTGGGACGATGCTGCTGCAGTGGTCCCTGAGTACTTCACAGAGGGGACCCGTGCTGTAGAACCTACCTTCAATGAGGCCATCTTCAAGGCCCTGGATGAACTTGGTCCTGACGATGGATTCACTCGGAACCCATTCACCAGTGAGGTACCACCTCAGGGTGTAGCTGTGGCCATCGATGGTGCCAAGCTAGAAGACTTCTCCGAGGATGCTGTTGCAACCTTCATCTCCCAGAACCGTACAGCCCTTTCACGAGAGGATGTGTTCCTAGGTGCTTGGAAGTCTGAGATCACAGGTAAGACTGTGGTTGAGCTATCCCGTATCGTCCCTGATGTCAATGAGGCACGCTTCCTGGGCCACCTGTTTGATCAAGAGGGTGTGTTTGATGTAGAGGGCTTTAACTACATCCCCACTGGTGGTAAGGACCGTCTTCTCAACACCAAGTTCAACAACACTCGGTCCCCCTTCAGCACCCCTACTGAGGTCCAGACCGTCCCCGTAGAGAGGGCAGCAGTCCAACAGCTGATCGCAGACAACACCCCCTTCATTGATGGTGCTCCTGCACAGCGCTCTGTTACTGATGCTCAGCTGCACATCCTCTCTCAAGCCACCTCTGAGGCTGGTGAGACGGTCCTACGTAACTTTGTGAGGGACACACCCATCAGTGTGGATCAGCTCGCCAGGCAGGCCAACATGACTGTGGATGATGTGACTCGTCAGGCTGGTTTAGCCATTCAAGATGCCCTCGGAGCTACAGGTGACATCGACTTCTCGAAGATCCTGACTCAACAGGTGGGCGATGACGTACTCCTGTCCCGTGCAGGCATCGTTCAGGTCCGCACTCTGATGACTGAGACGGCTAATGCCATTGGTGATTCAGCCTTCAAGGCTAACACCATGTCCCAGCAGGGTCTTGATGCTACCAACCAGCTCAAGAATATGGCGGATCAGCTCAAGGCTTTGCTCAGAATCCATAAAACTAGTGCCAATGCCTATAGTAAGTACCTCTCTACATATAAAATTGAGGTTCCTGAGCTTGGTTTAGACCTAAAAGACCTTCCTCCCGTCCGTACGGTGGATGAGTTGGCTCAGAACATCCAGAAGACTGATGAGTTGCTGGATGAAATGGTCAAGGGTATTGAGTCTGGCGACCCTAAAGCTCGTACTGAGGCCCTTCGTGTGGCTAAGCAGCTCGAACTGTTTAAGGGTAACCCAGCTAAGATCGTGGGAACTTCTGTAGGCCTCAAGAAGATCGCCATTGGTAAGGCCTTCAGCATCATGTACAACTCGATGCTGTCCAGCCCAACAACCCACTTGGTCAACACCCTATCGAACGCTTTCAATACGGTTTATCGGCCTCTCACTGCCCTTGCTGGTGGTGACAAGAGGACTCAGAAGGCAGCCTTAGCCTCCTACCACAACTTCCTCACGACCATTGGTGATGCAGCAGAGCTAGCTGGGCAGTCGTTTAAGCTCAATGAGCCCGTGACTTCTGGATCCAAGATGGTTCAAGAGTCCCAATTCACTCGTGAGCTTGCTGAGATCACTGCAGACATTGCTGACTCTGGTACTCAAGCTGAGAAGTTTGGTGTTGGGTTTGTGAACATGCTGGCTGGCCTGGCAGACAACCCCTTACTGTCTCTTCCCTCAAGACTCCTGACAACTTCAGATGAGTTCTTCAAGACTATGGTGACTCGTATGGAGTTTAACCGTAAGATGATGGAGAAGGCAATCGATCAGTCCAGCTTAGGAGCTAATAACCTGCAGGAGACCTTTGAGAGCCTGCTGAAGTCCGAATATAGTCGCAACTTCACCAGCTCTGGTAACGTCCTCAACGAAGAGCTCCTTACAGCTGCTAAGGAAGTCACATTCCAGACTGAACTAAAAGGTGCTGTGGGTTCATTCGCCACATTCATTGACAATGCCCCTGCCCTACGTATCTTCTTCCCCTTTGTGAAGACTGGACACAACATCATGGTCTACACGGGTACTCACGTACCTGTACTCAACTTAGCATTGAAGGAGTCTAGGGATGTTCTACTGGATCCTACTGCTGATCCCTATCAGAAGGCTATCATGAAGGGTCGTTTGGCCTTTGGATCGATGGTCATGCTGCTGGGAGGTCTTGCTGCCCATGAGGGTCGCATCACTGGTAACGGACCGTCTGACCCACGTCAGCGTAAAGAGTGGTTGAAGACAAATCAACCTCGCTCTATCAGGCTCCCTGATGGCAACTTCCTGTCTATGGACAGGCTCGAGCCTTTTGGGCAGATCCTTAGTGCTGTTGCAGACATCCACTACGCCTTCAAGAGTGGTAAACTCGAGGAAGACAGGGCTAAATACCTTTCAGGTTATATGATGTACGCCATCTCAACCAACCTGACTGACCGTAGCTTCCTTCAGGGACTTGCTCCTCTTGGTAACCTGCTTAACCCCAGGTCAACCCGCTCCCTTGAGCGTATTGGTATAATTCCTCTTGAGGTCGCCAACAACTTCCTTCCTGCATCTGGCCTTCGTCGGGCTATCTCTAATGG